ATCAATACTTCTTTTCATAGCAACATTATCAGTTAAATGAGATTCATCTAGGTATTCTCGTGTAATAGGTGATTCTTTCTTTGTTTGTAACCATCTCAAAATACTTTGTCTTTCATAGGTGTGGCCACCATTATCGGATACAGGATCAACCATGATATCTCCTGTAATTGGACAATAAAAATCAGGGGGTATAAAAATAGTTTGTTCTATGTCCATTATAGATTACTATATAGTAGTGGTTTATGTTTAAATACTAAACTATAACATATACTTCACGACTAACAATTTGTAAATTATTTTGTAAATCATCGTGTGCTATCAAGACACATTTACCAGTTTTACTAATATCTAATATTTCTTTGATTATAGCCTTACCTCTTGTTTTGAAAATTATTTGATAACCTATATATTGTCTAACATTATCGGGTGTTAAACGAATAAATTTCATTTTATTTTGTTATAACAATTTGTATCAAATTTGATTTTAAATTTATTGAATCCTTTAAATAAAATATGAATTTTAGTCAAAGCATTGATTATCTACAAAAATTATTTGCTGAGAAAGATAAAGAAATAAATAGACTTAAAAAAGAATTATTAGAAAAAGAAGAAGAAATAAGAAAACTTAAATCTGGACCAGATACACTTAATACATTTAATGATTACATACTACATGTTTGTAAAGATGGAAAACAGAGAACAGTTAGAGAAATATTTGATGAAATTAATATGATGGATACAAAACCATGGTCTAGTGTCTCCAAAACACCTTGTAATACATGTAGCGCAGCATGTGGAAAACTCTTTCAAAATGGAAAACTGTTAAAAACTAATGATACACCAACTAAATTCTTTGTATTATTGTAAAATTACTTAAATGATATCTATTTAGTTTATTTGATAATACTTATTATGGATAAATATAATAATGAATTAGAAGCATGTGCTAAATTAAAACTAAAACCTGGTTTTGGTGAATTTTATGGTGGTAACCAGATTCATATTACACGTCAGAATGATAAACAATTAGAAAAAAATAAATATAAACCTTTTGAAGGATCAGGTAATTTATTAATTAAAAACTCTCCTAAAACACGTCAATATAAAATTAGTTCTCCGATTAAACGCCCACTAAAGACTAAAAATACACTACCACCTAAAAGAACGTCTACTACCGTAGAATCAAATATATACACTAAAATAAATTCATCTGAAAATAATTATAATAGACGATACAGAAGTAATGTTAATACTATTAAAAAACCTGTAACAAATTACACTAATTCTAAAATAGTTGAAGATAAACAAAAATTTAAATCAGATAATAGCGGTTTTTGTGTCTTTTTAACTTTTTTATTTATTTTTTACATTTACTATCTACTATATTTAGCTAATCAAAAATTATATTACTATACGGGGTATAAATTTTAACATTTTAACATTTTAAAAAATTTGATTAATAATAAATACTCGATTTATAAATAATATGGAAGTTATTCAAGCACAACCAGTTAATAACAATCAAGAAGATCATGATAAATATAAAATATCATTAGATTTAGTTCAAGTTGATAAAATTTATATTGATATATTTAATACAATATCGGGTATACATTTTAAAACTTTTATTGATAAAAATTCTCAGTGGTATAATGATAATATTTATGTTTACAGAGATGATTTCTCACAATTATACAATATTCTTAAAAAAAGTTTAATTGAAAACGATAAAGATTTAAATTATATAATAGAAGAAAATAAAGATAAAATTATTCTTAAAATTATTTATAATAATGATATGTTTCCATTTAACCTTATTATTGATGTTCCAAGGTATATTTCAGAAAATGGTATATTAGAAGATAGAATTAATTCTCTTGAATATCAAGTTGAAAGATTAAGTAGTAAATTAAATAAAACTATGAAAATAAAAGATGAAAAAATAAATGATGAAAAAATAAATGATGTCGGGGAAATATATAATAATTACGGTCATTTAGTTTATAAAGGACAAATAAAAGATGGAAAACCCTATGGAAAAGGTATAAAATATTTTGAAGATGCAGAAGTTATTCAATATGAAGGTGAATTTAAAAATGGATTATATGATGGTTATGGGGTTATAAGAAATAATGGTACAGGTATTTCATTGAATGGTAGAATGCCTATTAGCGGGACCTATAAGGGTACATTTTATAAAGGATTAATGAATGGAGAGATTGTCAATGATGATAATGCAAATGGTAATAAATATTACTATAATTATAAAATGGGTATTCAAGAGGGTTTGAGTAAACATATGAATAAAGATGGTTCAGTGCATACTTTAAATTATAAAGACGGTATTCAGTATGGAGAATGGAAATTGGTTGATAAAGATGGAAAAGTTATTAGTTCTGGTGTTGCTTCATAATTTAAAAATATTTAAATGTGTAATTCATTAATAAAATTTTATTTACATTTAGATTTACATTTACAATCACAACATTTTTCATCTTTTTTACAATAATGTTTAATTAATATTTCCATATAACTTTGTTTTTCTTCAGGTGTGAATAGTGGGAGACCACTATTATATCTTTCATATTTTTCCTTAACTATATTGAATATTATATAATATATTAGTATGTGTCCCATAATAAACGGAGATAATACTAACATTGATAAAGTTTTAGGAATTCTTATACATTTTGTAATTTTACAAGCGTATATAATATAGGGAATAATTATTAATGATATATTCATCTGATGTTTATATCTCACGTTTTTTTTATGATCCACATATGAAGTTATAGTCATAGATATACATTCTATTGCTATAAAAGTATGTAAACAGTATGGATTGTTGTCATCTAAATTTTCATTATGACATTGTATGAATTCATCACCTTTACGTATTTTAGTGAAAAATGTAATCCATAAATATAATGGTCCTAATAGTAGAGATAGCCTCACAAATGTAAGGATATTCATTTTATTGTTTAATAATATAACCTGTTTAACTAATCAAATTTATTTTAAAGAAGGAAAGTTTTGATAAGATTGTATTAAATTATTACTATTTTCTGGAACAACTATCTTAGACCAATTGGTAGTTTCTGGTGTAGTTCTAACATCTTCATTAAATTTATTTTTTTTAGAAGATACTAATTTTCTAATAACATTATCACTTTCATCATCCAATTTATCTGACATTACAGTTAAATTGCCTGACTTAAACATTATTGACATTTATTTATTTAATAATACATAATTTTAATCAAATTTGATTTATAACATTAATTTATTAGTCATTAATTATGGACTTTTTCGCATCTCCTGAACCACAACTTATGCCATCAGTTATTAAAGCAGAACACATTAAACCAAAATACATTAAGTCTTGTAGTTTAAATGATAGAACGGTTAATATATCAATTAAAAATACAGAATTAGATATTAACTATACTTCTCCTGTAAAAGATGAATTGTGGGCTGATATTTCTAAATATTTTCAAAATGATTTAAATACATTCTATCAAATAATTGATTCCTGTTTTAAAGATGAAAATCAACATATTAAACTAACTTTTATTGAAAATGAAAATGAAAATATTATTTTAACATTACAACATGAAGGATTGTACCCATTTAATGTTAGTATTACAATTTATAAAGAGTTAGAAGTAATGGATAGATTGGTTAATCAGGTAAAACTTCTAACACATCAAAACAAACTTTTAAAAGAAAAATACACAGAAATTATGGATATATTAAGGACGAATACTAATTGGATTAATGAAGAATATTTATGGTTAGAAATGGACAATGTTACTATCGGTTCATATAATAAAAATATTAATTCACATCTATCAAATGAAGAATATTCTGGTGAATCATTTTCACCTAATGAAATTGATAAATTAAAAGAAAGAATGAAAATAAATAGGTATACATGTTGTTTGAGACGTGGTAATATGAAACATTACTATTATAAATATTCTTGGAGGACTGCTTTAAACACTTTAAAACCACTTCCCGAAAATAATACTGAATATACCAAGATATACATTAAAATACCCATGGATGATATTAAAAATATTGGTAGTGGTTTGGGTGGTACCAGTCTTCATAAAGATATGAAAACATATTTTCACGGTAATTCTACAAGGCAAGGATATGATAAAGGGTTATGTCATAAAATGATAGTATGTCATGGAGAATATAGGAGATTATGGGAAAGTTGTAAAGGTCATAAATCTTGGGATAATTACCAATCATATTGTAATGGACATGGTCGTAACAGGAGTCGAAGTGACCCTATTATCAAAATTCCATCAGCACCTGATAATTTTAGAAGGTTATTTGAAATAAATACAGGACATGGGTCAGAATATTTGAATATTATAATGCCTATTAAATATTATTGTACAAACTGTAAAAAAGTAGAAGAATGTTTCCCATGTGGTAAAGGTGAAAATAATCCAGGTTGGGAAATTTATGAATGTTTAGGTCATTCTGATGAATATTTAGATAATTCAGATAAATGTTTATCGGGTAATAGAGACAGAAGATATTAATTATCATTTAAATAATCTAAATTAAATGATATGATAGAAATGGCTTATACAATGAATAATCCACGCCCTAATATAATCATTAAAGCTGGTAAAAATGCTAAATGGTATCTAAAATATTGTATGCCAGATAAAATAGATGAAAAAATAGAAAAAAATAAATACAGAGATTGTTCAAGGTTTAGTATGTATATTATAACTTGGTCTTAACGTTTCATTCTTATTCCACGCTTAGATTTATTTTAAATTACATCATAATGTTTAAAAATTAATATCTCAATTAAATTATAAATGGACATACCAACTTTTTTTACGGGTAAAGAAGGTATTTTAAATTATGATTATACTAAAATAACGGATTATATTGGTTCATCAATTGATCATAGTTTTGATATCGATAATCTAACACCTAGTACAAAAAAGGACACTTTATTAGTTGGATATTTTAAAAGTATATTGCTAGGTTATAATCATGTATTTATTTCGAAAATTTTAGAAGATTTAAATAATCCATCAGCGAATATATGCTTACCCTTATTAAATCAGTGGTTAGGAGAACCAAGTATCGATAATTTAGTCATAATTAATCATCCAGATGACGCTGAAAGAATAGCTAAGTTACATGTTAAGAAAGCGCCTATTTTCAAATCATTATTAAATGATAGTATCATTTCAACTACAGATAATGATGATTGGTCTAATCAACGTGATTTAATGAACCCTGCATTTTTACCTAATTTATCACTAAAGGAAATATTTCCTGATAGTTTAATGAGAGCAATGGGAACACTTGAAATATTAAATAAGATGTCATCTAATTATACCAAACCTGTAAATATGAGTGATTTTTTCTTAAATGAAACACAAGCACAACTCCAGAAAGCTATGTTTGGATTTTCTGATGAATTTGAACAAAAAACTAATAAAAAAATAAGAGATGTTTTTGCCGGTAAGAATGTAGAGTATTTAGATGAATTTGTTTCATCTGCGCTAAAAGAAACTAAGTCAGCTGCTGGTCCCGCCTCTAAAATATTTCAAGAGTCAAGTGTTAAACAGGATTCATTAGTTTTACAAAAGAATATAGGAAATATGATATTATTTGCATTTGCTGGTCATGACACAACAGGACATACCTTGACATGGTTATTATATGAATTATGTAAACACCCTAATCATAAACAACGTTTAATTGAAGAAATAGACCAATACTGGTTAAAATATGATGAACCTACATATGAATCTTTTTATGAGTTACCTTTTATGACTAAATGTATCACTGAAACTTTGAGGATGTGGCCTGCTTTAGCGAATGGAACTTACCGTGAATTAGAACGAGATGAAAAAATTAAAGGTATTAATGGTGAATTAGTTAATTTAGAAAAAGGAACATACGTTCAAATTATGAGTTGGACGAGGCACCGGAATAAAGAGCTATGGTCAGATCCTCATACATTCAATCCTGATAGAGAATTTTTAGATAAAGAAATATGGTCATATAAAGGATTCGGTGGATACAACGTTCAAAGTCATAGATTTTCACCATTCACTTACGGACCACGAAATTGTTTGGGTAAAAATTTTTCTCATATGGAAATGAGGTTAATTTTATTATATATTTTTAAGAATCATGATTTCACTTTATCAGATAAACAGGTTTTAACAGTGGATGATAAAAAATACATGGGCACCAATACCTTTACTTTAGGACCAACTGATATAGAAGGAGATGTTCTAGGTATGTATGTCAATATTCATTTGCGAAAATCTAAATTATAAATAATTTTAATCTAAAGATATTCTTATCATATAATAAAAAATGAGTAATGTAATTTGGAAAGAATTATTTAAATCCATATCTAAGTGGAATGAATCAGATATCCAAAACTACCGTCCAACCACGATAATTTATTTTAACAAAGTGAGTATAAGCGAATATATAAAACATTTAGAAGATATGGAGATTTTTATGTAATATTACAGATTCTAATGATAAATTAGAAACATTATTTCGTGAATTTGAAGAATATAAATAAAATATTTGTTATCCAATTATTAAATTTTATTTTTATATTGATAAATATATAATGTCTATGGAAGAAAAAATTAATCTAATACCTAATTCAGAATCTAATGATGAATCTAATGCTGAATCTAATGCTGAATCTAATGATGAATCTAATGGTGAATCTACTGGTGAATCTAACGGTGAATCTAATGGCGAATCTAATGGTGAATCTACTGGTGAATCTAACGGTGAATCTAATGGCGAATCTAATGGAGAATCTACTGGTGAATCTAACGGTGAATCTAATGGCGAATCTAATGGAGAATCTACAGGTGAATCTAAAGATGATTCTAAATTACAGATGGGTGGTATGGCGAGTGTTCTTAGAGATATTTCATCCGGTGGAAATTTAAAAAGATTATCTCCTAGAGTAGCCGAAGAAATAAAAATTCTTTCTCCAAATCAAATGGTAGCTGATTTAGAAGCTGAAAATAGAAGACTAAAACATTTAAATATATCTTTACAAACACAGAATGATGATTTATTTGTTAAAAATGAAACCCTAGTAATAGATTTACAAACATTAAAAGGAGAAATTACCCAATTAAACTTCGATAACGAAAAAAAAGATAATAAAATATCATTGCTTAAAACAGATTTAACAGATCATATATCTGATATAGAATATAAAAGAAAAGCAATAGATACTTTAACAAATGATTATGAATTATTGACTTCTAAATATGATAAAATTAAAAGTAAGTATGAAAGTGGTAATAATAGCGTTGATACGAGAATGATAGAATCTAAATGTGAAGTTTATTATAATTTATTTATTCGTTTATATGATAAATTAACAATAACAAAAAAAAGATTAGATTTATATCAAACTTATTTAAAGAGGATAAATAGTGCTATACAATTGAGTGTTATTACTCTTAGTATAGCTAGTTCATTTATTCAAGCACTAGAATCGACTAATTATGAAATTTTTTTCTCAGCAGATACAATTATAAATTCTACTGAATATACTAATTATGAAACAGATATAGATGAATCTACGTATAATTCAACTGTGGGTATTATTACGCTATCTATTAGCACATATTCAGCATTAGTAATAGCTGCTGAACGTCATTTTTCATTTCAACAACGTGAAACAAATGTAGAGAAATTAAAAGAATCATATGCAGAACCTATTAACCGCATACGGTCTAATTTAGAATTGATTAAACCTTGGAGATATAATAGTTATTATATTAAAAAAAAAGAAGATACAAATAAAAATGAAGAATCTGAAAAAACATACGTATTATCTATAGATGATAATAAAAAAAATAAATGGAATTCAATGGTGGAAAAATTAGATAGCGAATATGCTCACATAGTTGACGTTAAAAAAGAATTAGATACAACACTAGATAAAATAATTAGTATTAAAACTATTAAAAGTTATCAACAAAATGTCCCTAGAAAAAAAAGAGAAACTGACCTGACTACTATAAGTAATATGGAAAAACATGCAAATAATAATAAATTTATGTATAATTGGTGGATTAATTGTTTCTTAAATTGTTTTAAATGTAGATGTAAACAAGTAAATCATGCGTATGATGAAGAAGATTTAAATCATATAGAAGATAGAAAAGAAATAGAAGCATTAAATAATTTACACACAAAAGTATAAATATGATAACAAGTTATCAAGAAAATTTAATGACATTAAATAGATTAATTCCAGAACAATATATTTCTAAATATATTCTCAAGTTGAAAGATGAAGAGGAAAAAAAAGAAAACTTAAATTTCCATTCTTCACTCAGCAACTTATTAATGGAATTGTATTATAATTCAATAGAACAATCGGTTTATAATGGTGATCGTTATTATTATTCATATGTTGTGGATGGTAAAAAATTTGTTTATGAAGGGGATAGAAAAACATATTTTTATGAATATACAAATGTATCATATCAATGTAGAGGATTATTATTGGATACAATAAGATGTGATTTTTTAGATGAACC